AGTGCTCTTGCCAAGGGGAGAGGGTGGAATCCCTCTCCCCATTTTTCATTTGGAGAAAGAGATGTTTCACAGAGTAATGTCAAAGATACGCACAATATATACAGAGTGGTGTGAGAGCCAAGAGGTTTCTTATATGCTAGCCGACCATCGGATTGCTAAGGAACACAGACAGCTCCTACAAGCCAGACTAGATGAATTAAATTCGAACAATCGTTAGGAGAACGCCTAATGCTTACAGCAGAAATCCTGCACAAGTGTTTTCCGAAGGCTAATAAGGACAATCTAAACAAGTATGCTGATGCTCTTGTTGCTGCTTGTGGGGAATTTGAAATCAATACACCAAAGCGAGTCGCAGGGTTTCTGTCTCAGGTTGCTCATGAATCCGCTCAGTTTAGTGCGATTAAGGAGAACCTAAATTACAAGGCATCGGCTCTGACTGCTCTCTTTGGTTCTCGCATCATGGCTTCTCAGGCTGCTGAGGTTGGTCGTAATGATGCAACTAAGAAGCCTGCTAATCAGGAAGGTATCGCAAATATTATCTATGGTGGTGCATGGGGTGCAAAAAATCTTGGTAATGTAAATAAGGGTGACGGTTGGGCCTTCCGTGGTCGCGGTCTAATTCAGCTAACGGGTCGTAGCAATTATACGCGCTGCGGTCAGGGTCTTGGTAAGGATCTAGTTTCTGATCCTGCATATCTAGAGACTCCGGAAGGTGCTGTTCGTTCTGCTGCTTGGTTCTGGAAGTCGCGCGGCCTAAATGAAGTTGCTGACACTGGTGATGTTCGCAAGATGACAAAGCTTGTCAATGGTGGTGATCTTGGTCTTGCTGATCGCGAGCATCACTATCATAAAATTCTAGGTGTAGTAGGCAATCACTAATGTCACGCGAATGGCCTGTGATTGGTCTCAAGCTAATCACAGGCGAAGATATAGTATGCCATGCGCGCTATAATACTATAGCATATGCATGGGAAATTGCATATCCTGGGCTATTGGTTGGGATGACTAATAGCTCAGGTGCGCCCTCCGTCGGAATAACAGACTATATTCCATTTACTATAAATAAGAATATTCGCATCGCTGCAAGCAATATTCTTTTTACCTATGAACCTGATAATGAGATGATCACAGGATACAATGCTAAACTAGAAACTGATGAACTACCTAAAAACGAGAACATTATACCCTTTACACGCAAGTAAAAATCGTATATAATGGCGGCATGACAAAATTCTATACCTTTGCCTTTCAAATCGGTGATACCATTCACGTACGTGGTTACGAGAATGGTATCCGCTTCTCCGACCGCATCAAGTATCAACCAACGCTTTTTGTGCCATCCAAGGGTGGGCACTCTAAATCTGGTTGGCACAATATGTTTGGGAATGCAGTTGAACCCATGCAGTTTGAGCGCATTCGCGAGGCCAAAGACTTCATTGAAAAATACAGTGATGTATCCAATTTTGATATCTATGGTTTGCCGCGATTCCAGTATGCATTCCTCAATGAAGAATACCCTGGTGAAATTCAGTATGACCGCGACTTGATTGAGATAGCCAACCTTGATATCGAGGTCGGGTCTGAGAATGGCTTTCCGACTCCAGAGCTAGCCCAAGAACCTATTACGGCAATCACACTCAAGCGCGGCAAGAAAATCATTGCAATGGGTTGCGGTGACTATCGGCCGTCGCATCATGCTGTGCGATATATTCGCTGCCGTGATGAGCGTGACCTGCTGGAGACATTCTTGATCGAATGGGAGCGTGGATATCATCCCGAGATTGTCACTGGTTGGAATATCACATTCTTCGACATTCCGTATCTGGTCAATCGCATCTCCAAGGTTCTTGATGAGAAGGCCGCAAAGCGCCTCTCGCCGTGGGGCTTTATCTCGCAGCGCACCACAAACATCATGGGTAAGACACAAACTGCTGTTGATATTGCTGGTGTCTCGACTCTTGACTATCTGGAACTCTACAAGAAATTCACGTATTCGCAGCAAGAGTCTTATCGCCTCGATCACATTGCTCATGTCGAGCTTGGTGAAAAGAAGCTTGATTACTCCGAATATGGCTCTCTGCACAAGCTATACAAGGAAAACTATCAGAAGTTTATTGACTATAACATCAAAGACGTTGAGCTTGTCGACCGCCTCGATGAGAAGATGAAGTTAATCGATATGGTGCTAGCTCTGGCCTATGATGCCAAGGTTAACTATACTGATGTATTCACACAGGTAAAGATGTGGGATGTGCTTATCCACAATCATCTGTGGAAGAAGAAAATCTGTGTGCCGATGACTGGCGGTGGTAGCAAGGATGAGGCCTATGTCGGTGCATATGTCAAGGAGCCTCTGGTTGGTGCTCACCAATGGGTGCTTTCATTTGACCTGAATTCTCTGTATCCGCATCTTATCATGCAATATAACATCTCACCCGAGATGCTTGACCGTGAGAACCGTATAGATATCACTGTTGATAAGCTGCTTGATCCGAAGTTTTCGCCGCCTATTCGCGAGGGCAGTAGCCTTGCGGCCAATGGTAGATACTTCAGCAATGAACGGCAAGGCTTTCTACCTGAGATGATGGAGCGCATGTATGACAATCGCTCCGAATATAAGCGCAAGATGATTGCCGCGCAAAAAGATGTTGAGGCTGCTAAGACTCCACAAGAAAGGCGCGAACATGAGAAGGCTGTATCTCGATACAAGAACATGCAACTTGCAAAGAAGGTTCAGCTAAACTCAGCTTACGGTGCTATCGGTAATCCATATTTTCGTTTCTATGACCTCAATCAAGCTACGGCCATCACGGTTGGTGGTCAGCTTTCTATTCGCTGGGCTGAGGTCAAGATCAATGAATATATCAATAAGCTACTTGGCACAACTGACAAGGATTATGTGATCGCGGTTGATACCGATAGCTTGTATATCACACTTGATGATCTCGTCAAAAAGATTTTTGATGGTAAGAATCCTACACACGAACAGATTGTCAATTACCTTGACAAGGTTGCATCGCAAGGCTTTGAACCTATTATCGATAAGATTTATGCTGGTCTGCGCGAGCATATGAATGCCTTCGCACAGAAGATGTCGATGAAGCGCGAGGTGATCGCCGACCGCGGTATCTGGACTGGTAAGAAGCGATATATTCTCAACGTACATGACTCTGAAGGTGTGCGCTATGAGAATCCAAAACTAAAGATGATGGGCATCGAGGCTGTCAAATCATCTACGCCTGGTCCTTGTCGCAAGGCCATTAAGGATGCGCTTGACATCATTATGAATAAGGATGAGGCTGCGCTTCAAGCCTTTATTGTCGCCTTTCGCGAACATTTCAATAAGTTGCCGTTCGAAGACATTTCGTTTCCTCGTGGCGTGCAAGGTATTACAAAATATTCTCGCGCAGAGAAAAGCATTCCGATTCATGTGCGGGCTAGCCTTGCATACAATCGTAAGCTTAAGCAGCTTGGTCTTGATAAGACTTATCAGACTATCAAAGATGGTGAGAAGGTCAAGTTTTGTTATCTCAAGATACCTAATACGCTAGGTGAAAATGTTCTGGCTATCCCGTCGGTGCTACCACCCGAGTTTGATATCGAATGCTACATAGACTATAAAACACAATTTGATAAGGCATTTCTTGAACCACTTCGTTCGATCCTCGACGTAATTGGTTGGCGAGATGAGGATCGACCCACATTGGAGAAGTTTTTCACCTAATGGCATATCTCAATCACAATTTGCCCACATTTACATGTTATATGAGAAATGAATATCTCTATAATCATGAAAAGGGTCATGGTGAATTTTCGCTTTGTGATGTGCATAGTGTTGCTAGTCTTGAAAAGCGAGTGCCTCTCTTTGAGGCATTTCTTGATAATGGCGTCAATTGGACTCGTCGTCCTCTGATGGCCTTTTGCTGGAAGAAAGATGCACCAGTTCCAAAAATCGAAGAATGCTATTACTGGAACTGCTTTAGCCCATATATTGATGTAAATATTCGCGCGCGAATGGCTGGCCTTCGCGCACAGCTTGTTCGATGTGATAATACTCGCATGGGTGGTGAGTATATGTTTACTATGGATTGGTCATGGGAGAATAAGGGTGTATTAGATACAAACTTTAGCGAAACCCCAGAGCATAAGTGTGCTCACATGTTTAAAGTAGATGATGGAAACTTTTACGCATATCCAAACAATAGAATCATCTGGCATGATGATGCGTGGATTGATGTGCCACTTAAGAATAACCCAGGATATCAGATTGACATGACAGTATATTCCGTAGAAAATAAGCGTAATCAAATCACAGACAATAGCTATATGACAGAATTCAAATCAAACGAAACACAAGGAGATAGATAATGAGCAAGGACTTCTTTCGTGATATGGTCAAGCAAATTGGCGATGTCGATACCCACATTGCAGATGATGGTATGCACTCATCAGAGTTTGCAGGTACCATGAATACCGGATCATACCTGCTGAATGCTGCACTCTCTGGTAGCATCTATGGTGGTGTGCCTAATAATAAGATTACTGTCTTTGCTGGTGAAAGCGCGACAGGTAAGACGTTCTTTGTGCTTGGTCTGGTGCAGCAATTCCTGAAGGATAATCCTGATGCTGGTGTGATCTATTATGATACCGAAGCTGCTGTGACAAAGGAAATGTTTATCGCGCGTGGTATTGATCCTCGCCGCGTGGTTATTTCTGAGCAGGCCACTGTGCAAAGTTTCCGCACTCATGCGATGCGAATTCTTGACAACTATCTGAAGGTGCCTGAGAAGGAGCGCCCGAAAATGCTTATGGTTCTTGACTCGCTTGGTCAGCTGTCAACCGAGAAAGAGATTGAAGATATCTCTGAGGGTAAGAATACGCGAGACATGACCCGCTCACAGCTTATTCGTGGTGCATTCCGTGCGCTATCTCTTAAGCTTGCTCGGGCCAATGTTTCGCTGCTCGTTACCAATCATATCTTCAATGTAATTGGTGCATATGTACCAACTAAGGATATGGGTGGTGGTGAGGGTTTGAAATATGCAGCCTCGCAGGTTGTATTTTTATCTAAAAAGAAAGACCGCGATGGCACAGAAGTTATTGGTAATATAATTCATTGCCGTTTGGCTAAGAGCCGCTTTACCAAGGAAAACAAGTCTATTGATGTAAGGCTATCTTATGATAGTGGGCTCAATAGATACTATGGACTTCTTGACTTGGCTGAGAAACATGATATAATTAAAAAAGTATCAAATCGTTTTGAGATGCCTGATGGTAGTAAGTTTTATGGCAAACAAATTGAGGAAGATCCTGAGCGGTTCTTTACAAAGGATCTACTAGATCAAATTGATGCTGCCGCTGGTAAAGAGTTCAAATATGGTCAAGGTCAAATGATGGAGAATAATGATGAAGAGGTCGATACCGAATCAGCCCTTGGCTGAATATACTATCATAGATGAACCGACTATGCAGGATCATCTATGCTTCGGTATTACAAATGGTAAGTTTGCTGATACTAATTTCTATTTCAATACAGTCAAGATAAATGAAATGGATGATGGTGAAGGTAATGCTGTTCTTGCCTTCACCTATAAGATTCTAAAGTCAGCTTGGGAACAGACGCCAGAAATGCTTAAGGATTTTGAGCACGTTCTGGCCTCAATTCTATATCACGTAGTTCTAACAACCGCAGAGATGCATAATGCGAATCGAAACAACGGTGCTGAGGCATCTGGTTCATGATGAAGAATACGCTCGCAAGGTTCTTCCTTTTGTAAGCGATAAATATTTTACGGATGCGTCGGAGAAGTTGATCTATTCCAACATCTCTGCCTTCGTAGAGAAATACAATTCTTTACCTAGCCGTGAAGCTCTAGCCATTGAGATTGATAGTGTCAAGTCGCTTGGTGACAAAGAACATCAAGCGGTTATTGATATCATTAATTCCCTGTCTCCGCCTGAGCCTGTGGAGAAGGAGTGGTTGGTTGATGCAACTGAAAAATTCTGTCAAGAACGTGCAATCTATAATGCAATTATGGATAGCATCACAATTCTTGACGGTAAGGACAAGGATCGCGGCAAGGGTTCTATTCCGCAAATACTTTCAGATGCATTAGCCGTCTCTTTTGACGCACATATCGGTCACGATCTAATCGATGACTTTGCCGAACGATTTGACTTCTATCATCGTGTTGAAGAAAAGATTCCCTTTGACCTTGACCTGATGAACAAGATTACTCGTGGTGGTCTATCTCGCAAGTCTTTGAATATCATTCTTGCGGGCACGGGTGTTGGTAAGTCTCTTGCAATGTGTCATATGGCCGCAGCCAATCTCATGATGGGTAAGAATGTTTTATATATCACCATGGAAATGGCTGAGGAGAAGATTGCAGAACGTATTGATGCCAATCTTCTGAATGTACCTATTCCTGATCTTGAGGTTTTACCTCGCGATTTATATGAAAAGAAGATTGCAGGTCTTCGCTCAAAGACAACCGGCAAGCTTATCATCAAGGAATATCCGACGGCCTCTGCACATGCGGGCCACTTCAGACATCTATTGAATGAACTCAATCTCAAGCGTTCATTTGTGCCCGATATTATCTACATCGATTATCTAAATATCTGCATGTCATCTCGTATTAAGACGGGATCAAATGTCAATAGCTATACCTACATCAAGGCTATAGCAGAGGAGCTACGTGGTTTGGCCGTCGAGAGAAACGTGCCTATTGTATCGGCTACGCAGACAACCCGCAGCGGTTATTCTAGCTCGGATGTTGATATCACCGACACATCCGAATCATTTGGTCTACCTGCGACAGCAGACTTCATGTTTGCTCTAATCTCTACAGAGGAACTTCAAGACCTCAGTCAGATTATGGTCAAGCAGCTCAAGAACCGATATACAGATCCTGCAATAAATCGCAGGTTTGTGGTCGGTGTTGATAGAGAAAAAATGCGGCTCTATGATGTTGAACAATCAGCCCAGGTTGATATCATAGAGGATCGTCCTGTCATGGACAAGACCCAATTTGGTCAGCGTCGTGATGAGGAAGATAAGATGGGCTGGACGACCAAGAAAATGGGTCGAAAGGATTTTTCAGGACTTAAGGTGTAACATGGGTAAGAGTCGCAAGAATGAACGCAGTGGTTATGATGACGATGATTATGGCTTTTCTGAAACTAAAGATTATAATCGTGATTGGCGAGATGAACGACGAGAACGTCGAGCCAAGAAAGAAGCCATTGATGAACCTATTGAGACAGAGCGGTATTCTCATCCAAAGAAACGCTGGGCTTAATATATACGTCTAGTTATTTTGCCATTGACTTTTTGACGAGTACCTGATACAATCACCTTTATGATAGGGAACTGTATGGTAAAGTCAGGTCCACACATCTCCGTTCGAGGCCACAGCCGGGCTTATAGGGACCTTGTCCGCCAAGCTGCTCGATGGATGGTATGTGATCTGATGAACCATCGTCTGTCTGATACCCTAACGATTAGAATTAAACTAATCAAGGACCTACACAAGTCCGAGGGTATCTATGGAGACTGCGAATGGACTGATGATAATAGACGCCCGAAAGAATTTACGGTGCGTCTATATGCTAGCCCATCGCGTAAGAGAACACTAAAGACATTGGCTCATGAGCTTATTCATGTCAAGCAGTTTGCCAGACGCGAGCTTTATGATCATATTCTCAATAGTGATCTTGTGACCTGGAAAGGTCAACGTGTCAATAGTGAAGAAGTATCATATGAAGATCATCCGTGGGAGAAAGAAGCCTATGAGATGGAGAAGCTTCTTCTAAACAAATGGGCACAAATAACTGGTAATGACAAATATTTGTGGAGGTCTAGATAATGTGGGTGCTTGTTGTGGTAAGCCTTATATTTTCTGAGGGGTCTCAGCCAGACCGTATCGCTCTATTGATGCATTCAAAGGAGCAGTGCGAGATTGTATCTCGCATCGGTAATAATGGTGGATTTGATTCATTAACTATCGGTAAGATGGGTTTCTTTTGTTATAAGTTGCGCGAATAATGCAAATCACATATCCCGAAAAATTCTATGATAGCCTCAAGACGGAAATTATAGAAGAAAAGCGCAATGCAAAGTACATTGGCGCATGGTCTATCAAAACAAAGGATGGTAACTGGAGCTTGCATCCAGTTGAAGTATTCTACCAGTCAGAGCTAAAGAATCCATCGCATAGTCATTACTTCGGTATCTATCTCGATTCTGAGGGTCGACCATGGATTTGCAATGCAGCTTCCGCATTTGCTAATCCAATCTATGGTGTAGTGGCCGACGATGGTGAAGTTGTGGTTAGTGGCTATCGTCATGATTATCGTCAGAGTAAAGACGGTTCCGCTTTCATTGACGGCGGCCGAGACTATACACGCACCAATAGAAAGCCAATCGAGCTTACCATGGTTGATGGAAAGCTAAAAATTTCATAAATATGGTTACAGACTAAAGAGGTGGCCATGTCGTTCAAAAGATGGTTAATGGAACAAACGGAAGCAAAGCGGCTTCCGTTCGATAAACAAACAAAGCGTCGTGGGTGGTGGAGAGAGGGTGATCACTATATCCTCTATCATGGAACCCATGAGCGCAATATTCAATCAATGCTTAAGTCTGGTATCAATCGACCAGATCCTAGCACTGGAATGTATTCGACAACACCTGATCCTCATACTGCGCATGGATATGCTGCGATGTCTGGCGCCGGTGGCGAAGCGCATTTTAGAGGCACCGCGGCAAAAACTGTAAATACTCCGCATAGCGAACGTGCTGTATTAAAGCTAAAGATTCCTGCTGATTGGGCAGAGCGTCATATGGATTCCAATCTGCGCGGGAACATGGGTGATGCCAGACGTCGCATGATGAGCAAGAATGAATATATCAAATGGACTTCCGCAAATCCAGAAAAGAATGATTCTGAATATTATATGGCCACAGAGGTGCGCTTTAGCAAACCCATCCCGCCCGAATTTATTGAGGGCTATATGAAAAAGTTTGAGGGATGAGATGGCCGGAGCATCAGCAGAACGTCAGGAAATAGGTGTAATTAATGCTATTAAGAGGTCTATAAAGACTAATGGTAATTCTCCGATAACAATAATTGGTGCAAATGGTAAACGCATCAATGGTGTGATGGGTGCAGAAAAACATTCTGGAAGAACATCATCTGGTTCAGAACCATATACCGATGTGATTATTAAAACTCAAGGTAAGAATTATAATGTGTCTAATAAAGGAGAAAGTGCACCATCATTAGCTGGTGGTGGCCTATCAGGTATAGAAACAATACTTCCAGGATTAGTTAAGAATTTTTTAGCTGAGGGTGTAAAGCAATATATTAGAAGAAAATATAAAACTGGTGATGACGTTCCTGAGCTATTTGGATTGATTGATCCTGCTGATGTAAAAAAGCTTTTAAGGGGTAATTCCGCTGTTGGTGGCCCGATAGATTTTATGTATATTGGACCAATGGATGTTACATTTGAATATAAAGATGGTATATGCAAATTAAATGGTAATATGTATTCAATAGACGAATATTATACAAAAGTTGGCGGAAAGCTTTATATTCGTGCCAGAAAGCGTAGGGAAGATCAACCATTTACTAAAGACGAGGTTGACAATCAAGGTTTACCATTAATATATGGTAAATCTAAAACAAAGACCGATAGAGGTCGAAGAATAGTTGTCGCAGACAAAGCACCAAGTACGTCAATTACATTCAATGTTTCGAGAAGTTGATATGATCGATATTTCTTTTAAAAAATTTATTGCCGAGTCCGTAGCTTCGGATGATAAGCTAAAGCATCTTGAACATGCAGAGGATCATCATATCAATCTTGGGGCGCCGGGATTCAAACACGCTGCCGCAACACTAAATGATGTGCATGATCAACTAAGACGTAAAGACGGTAATGTCAAAGTGACAATGAAATATGATGGATCACCTTCTGTGGTATTTGGTTATCATCCAGAAAATAAGAAATTTTTTGTCGCATCAAAATCTGCATTCAATGTCAAGCCAAAACTAAATTATACACCAGAAGATATTGAAATGAATCATGGTCATGCTCCTGGCCTGGTTGCAAAGCTTAAGGCTGCACTAACGCATTTACCAAAGGTAACACCAAAGGGCCAAGTCTTTCAGGGTGATATCATGCATACACCAGAAGATGTCAAAAATAAAGACGGCAAACTTCACTTCAAGCCTAATACGATTACCTATTCAACACCTAAGGATTCTCCTGCTGGCAAAAAAGTCGCAGCATCTAAGATTGGTATAGCTGTACATACCAAGTATCTGGGATCAACTCTCAATAATATGAGAGCTACATTTGATCCAAATGAATCCACATTCAAGCGACACAATGATGTGCATATGATTTCTGTTGAACATCCAGTAGATCGCACTGGCTATACAACAGCGCAGGGGCGCGAATTTGAATCACATATGAAAAAGGCTAAGGCTGCTGCATCGCAAATGACAGCTGCATCTCACAATGCGGTTGCTAGACATCGTGACCATATCAAGATGTATATCAATGACACAGTGCGTCAAGGCACAAAGCCATCAACGGATGGACTAAAGAAGTATATTACTACAAGATATGCTAAGGCGATGTCAACACTAAAGACTGACAAGGCTCGCTCTTTGCGTCAACAAGAATTAAAGGGTGACCTTGATCACCTAGATGCAAATAGTCATCATATTGACAAATCATTTGAGGTACATCACCATCTACAAAATGCAAAGAATGTTCTGGTACATGCACTATCTACTAATCCAGGACCATTTCAACACACAATTGGTGATCAGGCCACAAAGCCTGAAGGATTTGTAGCAATTCATAATGGTGCACCAACTAAGCTTGTAGACCGCGCAGAATTTAGTCGCGCCAATCTTCTGGCGACAAGAGGCTAAACCCTAAATAGCCTAGCACTGTATAGTCTAAGGAAAACCAGTGCGTGGAGGGTATATGAAGCCTGTCGCGATTACATTTGGTCGGATGAACCCTCCGACCATTGGTCACCAAAAACTGGTAGACCATCTTCACGGTATAGCAAAAAAGCATGGTGCAGATGCAGAAGTGCATCTATCGCATACACAAGATCGTAAGAAGAATCCTCTGTCACATAGCCAAAAGGTTGGTTTAGCTCGCAAAGCATTTGGTGACTCGGTTAAGTCTGGGTCACATAAGACAATTATTGATGTCATGAAGCACCTGCATAAGCAAGGTCGCAAAGAAGTTCATGTGGTAGTTGGTGGTGATCGTCATAAAGAGATGCATGAGCTATTGCATCGCTATAATGGCAAGGAATATCACTTTGATAAAATTCACGTACATTCAGCCGGAGAGCGTGATCCTGATGCTGAGGGCGCTGAAGGAATGTCTGCCTCCAAGATGCGCGAACACGCAAAAAACAATAACCACGAAGGCTTCAAATCGGGCCTCCCAGAAAAGCTAAAGTCATCATCTCATAAAGTTATGAAGATGGTACGCACCGGCATGGGTCACATCGAAGAATATGATATGTTTGGTGGTGGTACATCCGCATTTACTCCTGCTGATCGTGAGATGCCTCAGACCGCGGTATCAATGCAGCATGAGGATGATCCTGACGGTGATGATGAACCGCAATCAAGCGAAGCTATTGGTGTGCATGACGAATTAAATCCTGCACTATTCGCAGATGATCGTCTCATGCCTGAGGTTCGCATTCAATTGCGAAAGATTGCAGATACCTTTATTCGATCAGTCGGTGTGCCGTTAGATGTCAAGGACATTGTCTTTACTGGATCAAATGCAA